CAGGCCGTTGGAGACGGCACTGACGCCCTTGCCCAGCAAGCCGTTGACCTGCTGGATCAGGTTCTTGCCGAAGTCGTCAATGAGCTGCTTTGCCTGCGGGGCAAGGCCGTTGTACAGGGTGGACAGCACCCATTCGCCGACAGACTGCCAGTCCTGCTTCTTCACAGCAGTCACCAGCGTGCTGAAGGTACCCACCACGCCCTTGTCGGCCTCGTCCTGCCAGCCCTTGACGAGGCCGTCAAAGCTGTTGGCAGAGGCTTTCTTGATCTCCTCGGTGATCTGCGGGACACCATCGGCGGCAATGGTCTTGACCCGCTCCACCGTGACCAGCGCCCCGTCCACGATGTCGTTGTAGGTCTCGGTGATGACCTGCTTCTGGGTCGTGGTTTTGTCGGTCAGGGTCTCGGTGACCGTCTTGGTGCTGGTGGCAATGCCGTTAACCACGGAATCCGTTGTAGACGTAACGGTCTTGGCTACAGTGGCGGCAATTTCCTCGTAGACCTTCTGGGTCTGGGCGGTGGTCTTGCCGTTTTCGGTCACATACTTGGTGACGGTCTTGTAGTTCTTGGCCACACCGTTGACCATTTCCTTACCGGATTCGGTCACGGTTTTGGTCAGGCGGTCGTACTCCTCGCTGCCCTTGCGCAGGTGCTCGGTGAGCTCGGTGGTCTGGATGGTCACCTTGCCCAGGGCGTTGGTGGTGTCGGTGTGGCCTGCGTCCTGCAGGGACCACAGCAGGGTCTCGGCGGCCTGTGCGGCGGCCTTGGTCTTTTTGGCCGCCTTGGTGGCGGCGTCCCCGGACTTGGTATAGGCCGGGACGACCACCTCCGCCATGGACTGGGCGCTGTCGGCCACGTCGGCGTTGGCGTCCGCCCAGACGGAGGACCAGTCGTTCCCGCTGGCGGTTTTAGCAATGGTGGCACCGGCGGTGGCTGCGATGGCTCCTGCACCAACCGCACCGCCTTTGCCGGTGAGGCCGTTGATAAAGCTCTGGATAAGGTTCTTGCCCCACTGCACCGCCTGCGAGGGCAGGCTCTTGATCCAGGCAAGCGCACTGGAAAAGCCGCCCTTGAAGGCGTTCAGCATGCTTGTGCCCATGCTCTTGACGCCGTTTGCCACGCCGGTGAGGATGTTCTTGCCGATGTTCAGCCAGTTAATGGCCGAGATCACCGACAACACGGCCTGCAGGATCTTCTTCCAGTTGGCCAGCAGATCCGGCACCGCCTTGACGATGCCCACGACCAGCTGCACGATGATGGCCACGCCCTCGCCGAGGATCTTGGGCATGTTGTCGTTGATGATGCCGCAGATGTTGATGATGATATCCGGCACATAGGCGATCAGGTCCGGCAGACCGGCGATCAGACCGTTGAGCAGCTGGGTGATAAGGTTCAGACCGGCATCCACAAAGCTGGCCGCGTTGTCCCGCAGCTGGTCCGTAAAGGCCAGCAGCTGCGGCAGAGCAGTGGAGAAGAACTCCGGGATGCCCTCGGTGAAGCCCTGTGCCAGGGAGCTTAGCAGCTCGGTGCCGGTCTGCAGGAGCTCCGGCACAAGGCTGTAAACGATTTCCGGAATGCCTGCCAGTACATTGCCAATCATGGGCAGCAGGTTATCCACAAGAAAGGTCTGTGCCGTGTCGGCCAGCGCCTGCAGCGGCTCGGTGAGGTCTGCGCCGGTGGACCAGTTGCCCATCACGTTTTCCGCAGCCGCCTTCATGGCGGCAAAGCTGCCGGTCAGGGTGGTGGCTGCTTCCCTTGCGGTAGTGCCGGTGATGTCCATCTCCTGCTGGATGATGTGGATGGCGCTGTACATGTCGGCCAGATTTCCGAGGTCATACTTCACGCCGGAGATCTTGGTGGCGTCGTTCAGCAGCCGCTGCATCTCGGCCTGGGTGCCGCCGTAGCCGAGCTTGAGGTTATCCAGCATGGTGTAATTCTGCTTGGCAAAGCCCTGGTAGGCGTTCTGGATATCCTGCATATCCGTGCCCATCTTGTTGGCGTTGTCGGCCATATCCACCATGGCCATGTTGGCAAGCTGGGCGGCGGCGTTGGTGTCCTGGCTGACGCTGGACAGCAGGCTGGCCGCAAAGCTGGTGGTCTGCTCCATGTAGTCGTTGGCTGAAAGCCCCACGGTCCGGTATGCCTGCGCGGCGTACTCCTTGACCGTGTCGGCACTGTCCTTGAACAGCGTTTCCACGCCGCCAAGGCTCTGCTGCAAGGCACCGCCCATGTTGATGGAATCCGAGATGATCTTGCCGATGCCGGCCGCCGCGATCACTTTCTTCAGGGTGCCGATGAGTTCCTGACCGATGCTCTGCCCGGTCTGCTCGCCAAGGCCGTCGGTCTCCTCGTCAAACATCTCAGTCAGGGCGCTTTTGATGCCCTGCGCCGAGGGCACGATCTGGACATACGCCTTGCCCAGTTCGATTCCGTCCGCCATGTTGTCAACCTCCTTTCAGCGCCGCAAGTGCGGCGTCAAATTCTTCTGCGCTGGCGTAGCTCTGCACGTTGCTGCTGTCTGCTTCACCGCACAGGTCGGCCAGCACGGAGGGCGGCTTGGACGTGTCGTTGTGCAGCCACCAGAGCACCTGGGTCAGGCGGTCGGCGGCATAGGCCAGCAGTTCCGTCTCAAAGTCCACCGTGCGGCCTGCCGCCTTGCGCAGGCTGCGGCTTGTTTCCGGCAGGCCTGCGGCCAGGGTGGCGGCCAGACGCAGCGGCAGGGCGTGCCAGTCCAGTACATGGTAATACTGGGCAAAATCGCAGATCAGGGCGTCCTCGTCCGATGCGATCAGTTCGGCGAGGATGCAGAGTTTTTTCCGGCCGTGAAGCTGTTCATCAGCTCGCCCAGAGCGTCCGCCACCTTGGCTACCGGCACGCGGCCGTCCGGGGTGCGCAGGTGGTCATACAGCTTCTTCCGGCCCTCCTTGCCCAGCAGGCGCAGGGTCAGGCGGCTCATGTCAAAGACGTTGCCGTCCTGCATGCCGCCCAGGGCGTCCAGCAGCTCGGCGTCGTCCAGTGCGTCCTCGCTCAGTTCGATCGCAAAGCCGTCGTTGGTTTTTGCAGTGATCATGTCAGACCCTCCTTACACGCCCTTGGCGGTGATGTACTCGTAGTGGGTGTTGCCGGAAGTGTCCGGCACGGCGGTCAGGGTGGTGTTGTAACCCACGGCACCGTTGGAATAGGTGATGTCGCCCACCGAGGTGACGGCGGCGTCCGGGATGACGATGCGCTTGTTCACATCGTCCTTCATGATCATCTCCACCACCCAGCAGCAGTCCTTCTGTTCTTTGGAGTTGGCCTTGACCGTGATGCCGGTGGTCAGGTCGCCGGTGACGTTGTCGTCACCGTACACGGCCTTCAGCACGTCAGGGTTCAGGGATTCCAGCAGGGTGAAAGCGAAGGTGTCCGGCTTCTCGGTCTGCTGGGTCAGCACGGTGTCACCGCCCCAGGCGGTGGTGTTCTCGCTGGAGGGCGAGTTTGCGTTGGTCAGGCCGTCGCTGGAGATATAGCCCAGGCTCTTGAATGCCTTGTCCAGCGCGGTCTTGGCGTCGGTGGGCAGGGTGGTGCCCAGCGGTGCACGCCAGACGGCACCGCCCACCTTGGGCTTTGCAGCGGTCACGTTCTTTGCATCTGCCATAAAAAAGGCTCCTTTCAATCAGTAATGCACCACGCCGAAAACGGCCTGATAGCGGGGTCGTTTTCGGGTGGTGTCGGGGAAATTGTAGTCGGAATAAAGGTCGCAGCGCACAAGCTGCGGCAGGTTGTCGGCGTCCTGCATGGCGGCCTTGACAAGCTCGTTGAGCTTTGCCGCATCCAGGGTGCCGTCGTGGCTGGTGGCGGCGGGCCCGTAGGACTGCACCGCGATGGTGGCGCTATAGATGCCGTCCTCATAGCCGGAGCCGGTCTTTTCCACCACCACAAAGCGGGCGGGGGCCGGGGTTGGCACGCTCAGCCGGACCGGCACGTCCAGCCGCTCGGCCAGAAAGCTGCGGATGGTTTCTTCGATCATTTCTTCCTCTGGTAGCTCCTTACGGTGATGACCCTGCCGTCCTTCAAGTGGCGTTTGTGCTCGTGCACGGTCTCGCCATTCCGGCTGGCTGATGTGGCTTTGAGCAGGGTGTTGTGGGCAGAGTTGTCATCAACAGCCTGCGTGGTGGCGGTCTCCACCACGGCCACGGCGCGGGTGGCGGCCACATAGGCCTCGTACCCGTCGCCACATCGGTCTTTCACGGTGTCGGCCCGCGCTTTCAGCACGGCCTGCATTTCCGGGCTGCGCATCAGGGCGCGCACCCCGGCACGGTCCAGTTCAAAGCGCACTTTACTCATCCCTTACCACCTGTACCTTCTTGTTCCAGCACAGGGGGATCATGCGCTCGATGCCCTGCACGACGCCCCCGCAGGTGCGGAAGTGCTGGCCGAAAAACTCCACCTGCACGTCGTTCCAGTCGTGGGCGTCGCCCTTGGGGATGGCCAGCGTGTAGGCCAGCCGCCGGCCGGTCAGCTGCAGTTCGGTGGTGATTTCCTCGGCGGAGGGTTCGCCCACCAGCACGTTGTGCACGGTGACCGGCGTTTCGGTGTAGACCGGGGCGTCGGCCTCGTCGGTGCCGGACTGGGTCTTTTCGTACAGGGTGATGTCGATGCCTTTCAACATAAGTCCTCCAGCGGGCTGCGGGCCCCCACGCGGCTGCCCACGCCCAGCAGCTTCTTTTCCAGCTTGGAAAGATACAGTTCGCCGGAAGAGCCGCCGCTCATGGTCCAGCTCTGGGAGTAGCCCAGCGCCGTGGCGGTGCCCTGGGTGGAACCCATGGGAAAGCTGACGCCGCCTTCGCTGTCGCTTTCGCCCAACTGGCGGCGCACCATCCGGCAGGAAACGAGCCGTTTAGCGTCCTCTCCGGCGTCCGGGTTGTAGGCGTCAATGATGATGGCCGCCTCGCTCAGCAGGGCGGCACACCGGGCCTTTTCGTCCTTGGACAGAGCACGGAACCCGGCTTCCACATCAAACACTTCGGCGTAGGTCATGCGGGCACCTCATCAGGCTTCGGTCTTGGTCAGCTTGTTGAACACGGTGGTGTCGCAGCGGAAGCCCACCTCGATCTCGGCACGCACGGCGAACATGTTCTGCTGGAACAGGTTGATGGTGTTGGAACCGTCGGTCAGGGTGGCCTGGTCGGAAATTGCGATCTGCACGCCCTCCACGGTGCCGTACATGGCCTGCGACCAGTCACCGGCAAAGCCGACAACGTGCTTCTTGGCGGCAGTGGAATCCGCGATATAGGCACCCTTGCTCTGCAGGGTCTTTGCGCCCAGGATCATGGGCACGGCACCCTCGGCCACGTTGTTCAGGAACAGCGGACGGCCGGTGGTGTCCACGGCGTTCAGCAGGGCGGCCTTGCCCTTGGGGGACAGCACCCAGCCGTTCAGGATGCCGTTGTGGTCGGAGATGTCGGCGTCGGCAGCCACAAGGCCCTGATAGGCATTGGTGCCGATCTCCTGCGCGGTGCAGCCCTTCAGGGTGTCGAAGTTGGAGCCCGGCACGGTGACGCCGCCAAACACCGTGGCGTCGAACTTCTGGGCCAGTGCCAGCGGCAGACGCTTGACCAGCTCGTCATACAGGGCGGGCACGTCGCGGCGGAACTGGTTGGAGAATGGCACGATGACGGCCAGCGTGTAGGGCTGCATGACCTTGGTGGCCAGCGTGCCGCGCTTGACGGGCTTCTTGTCGGTCTCGCCGACCCATGCGGCCTCCGGGTCGCCGGTGATGACCGGAATGGTCACGCCCAGGCCCGGCAGCTTGATGGAGCGGGCCAGCGCCATGACGGCGGAGCTCTCCTGCGTTTTCTGCAGGATCTCGCTGGACACCTCACCGGGCAGGGTGATGGTGGTAGTGCGGTTGATATCAGTTGCCATAGAAAAAACTCCTTTGCTGTTACTTGGTCACCTGCGCGAACCAGTCAGCAAACTGCTGGCGGGTGGAGCCGGTGGGTTTGTTGCGGACTTCGCCGCCGTCCCGGATGCTGGGGTAGCCGGGCTGTGCAAACTTGAGGATGGCCTGCGCTTGTGCGGTGCAGCTCTCCTCGGTGTCGCCGGAAAGCAGTTCGGCAGGCACGCCGGTGGCGGCCGCCACCTTGCCGCGGATGTCCCGCAGGGTGTTGGCCCTGGTCAGGCTGTCCAGCTGCTCCTGCAGCTTTGCGGCCTTCTCGTTTGCCTTCTGCAGCTCGGTCTTGCCCGCTTCCTGTGCGGCATCGAACTGCTGTGCCTTGGCTTTCAGATCGTCGTAGTCGGCGTATTTGGAGCGCTCCCGGCTCAGCCGGTCGGAGATGATGGCGTTCATCTCGGCCTGGGTGAAGGTGCGCTCATTGTTCTGCTGCCCCTCGGCAGCGGGGGTGGTGGGTTCCTGGTGTACAGTTTCTGCCATAGTGGTAAATTCCTTTCCCGGCTTTTCCGCAGCCGTGGCGTGTATTTGCTGCAGATCTTGCAGCGTGGCACCGTCTGGAGGTATCGAACCTCCCGCTTCCGGTTTTGGAGACCGGCGCTCTTCCCGAATGAGCTAAGACGGCATGAAAAAAGCACCGTGCATTTTTTGCACAGTGCTTTAAAAAAATGGGCAACAAAAAACCACGGTGCGGGTGCATCGTGGTTGGATTACTGATCTTGTTCCCAAGACCACTGTTTGAACTTGTTAAATGCGTCCACCGCTTCAGGTGGAATCTGGTCAAATTGTTTGGACGAAATGGCTTCACGATAGGGGTCGAAAATATCAATCAGTTTTTGGATATCAGACGGGTATTTCAGAATGACCATTATTTTCGCCTCCTTAATGACATGAATTCTGCTTCGACTTCATCAAAACGTTCGCCTAAATACATATCAGCTGCGTATTGGCTCAACTCTCTTACATTATCGCGCGTGATGCCCAGTTTGTCAATGCGTCCTTTGCACTTTTGGCACAGGGCGTCAAGATATTCTGCGCGGTTTTCACGGGTGATAACCCATCCAGACTGCCGGAAGTCCTCGGCCTGTTTCATATGCCACATTTCGTGAGCTTCGATTGCGCCGGAACCACCAGAAGCGTCTTGAACAGTCTTTTTGCCAACGCTTTCCGCATAATAAACAACATTCTCGCATGGGTCGTAAATACCGACTGCGCCGCGCAGCTCGTTGTCACCGACAACGATGATTTTGGGCTTCCGGTCAAGGCTGACACCCCATTGCTCTAATGCCTTTTCGGTATTCTGATTGATTTTATGGAGAGCTTTCGGTTTGATTGTTGCCTGTTCTGAAACATAAACCGGCGTTTTGTAAGATTCAACCTGTCTTACAGAGAGTTTGACTTCTTCCGAACGCCGAATCAGAGATATCTCGCTGACCGCGCCTCTGTCTTTTCTGTACGCCTGTGCCGCATACGCTGCCCTTTTTTGTGCGTTGATAACGTCCTTCCGGGCTGCATAATCAATGCGCCGCCAGTTGTTGATATCACTGCCCGCGTCACGGTACTGCCGGAGGTATGCTTCCGGGTCGTAGCCGGAAACGTCAAACTCCCGGCTGAACCGCACCGCAAACTCACAATCACAGTTGGCGTGGATGTGCTGGGCGTGGCCTTTCTTCAGCAGGTTCTTGCTGGCTTTCTGCCAGCCGTTGGAAGCCAGCATCCGGCAGAACGGGCAGGCGTCGCCGTGGGGCACCCATGCCCACTCTGCACCGTCCCGGATGGCATTGCGGGTGGTGGTGTCGGCCCCGGCCTGCTTGACCATGCGGGAAACGCCCTGCTGCAGGCTGGGCGGGCTGTCCTGCGTGGCCTTGACCATGCCGGTCACCTCGCCATAGGTGGCGGTGGGTGCAGGCTCTGCGGCGGGCAATGTGACCCCCTGCGCCTCGGCCAGGGCGTCGTACATCTGACAGGCAAGCTCTGCGCTGCCCTCGCCGTACTTGGTCACAAGGGCGTAGGCGTAGCGGATGAGGGCGTCGGTGTCGGCTTCCGGGTGCCCGTCCATGTACTCCCGCATGAGCTGCCCGGCCTTCTGGTTCAGCTGGGAAAGCCGGGAAATGTAATCATCCCATGCCGCTTGTGTCAGTTTCATCTTCCATCTCCATCAACACCTGTGCGCCCCGCGCCCGCTGTTCCTGCGCCTTGATGCGCCGGATGTCCGCCTGGTCAAAGCCGATCATTTCCAAAAACGTGTCCGTGCTGGCAAACTCCTGCCGGGCGGATGCGATCTTGATGGCGGCGTCCGCCGTCACGGCCACACTGGGCATGGCGGGGTTCTTGAAGTGGGCCATGATGCCGGTCTCTTCCTCGGTCAGGTCGGCCAGGCGGCAGTCCCGCGCCACGGCCTGTGCCATGCAGGCAATGGTGCGCAGGGCGTCGCCGTTGCCGGTGTTCAGCTGCTGGGCCAGAAGCACCAGCGTCTGGCTCTGGGCAAGGATGGCGTCGCTGCTGGTGGGGTTGGCGTCGTTCACCACGCCCACGTCGGTGACGGTCAGGCCGGTGGCCGCTGCAAACTGGGTGGCGGTCATCCGCATCTTCTCCACATGGGGCGTCAGGCTGCCCTGTGCCAGCTGGCCCAGGGTCGGGTTTTCGCCGGTCTCCGGGTTGGCCGTGGCGGCGATAATGGCCCCCATGTAGGTCTTGAACTTGTTGGAAATGATGGCGTCATACTGCTCATCGGTCACGCCGAGGATGTACTTCTGGGGCGTGGTGGCAAACTCCAGCGCGATGGTTGCGTTGGCTGCCGTGCGGATGTAATCGTCGATCAGAGCGCGGATGGGTTTTTTGAGCCGGGAGCGGCCGAAGGGCTTGGAGTTGGTGGCGTTCCAGATCAGCGGTTCCATCAGCGGGCGGCCCATCTTGTGGGCGTGGCGCTGCGCCGTCCAGAAGCTGCCATGGGAATGCAGCACAATGACCGTGTCATCTGTGTAGAAGTTGACCACGGAAGGCCGCCATGTGCCCTCGAAGTGCTCATCCTTCACGGTGTCCACGATGGCAAGGCCGCAGTCGATGCGGCCCTTCTCGCCGCTCCAGAGGGCGGCTGCCGTGGCAGGCGAGTGGAACCGGATGCTGCAGCCGATGGCGTTGTCCCCGGACAGGGTGGCAAAGGTGCAGCCGTATTTCAGCTCGTCCCGGCAGGCCTTGGCGTACTGTGCCACAAGGCGGTTGTCGGCCACCAACTTTGCAAGGCTGTCCAGACTGCCGCCGGTGCCCACAAAGCCGTCGAACATGCTCCGCGCGGCCAGCACGTCCACGGCCTTCTGGCCCCAGCTGCAGCCCACTTCCAGGTTGCGCAGGCCCTGCGGCAGGGCAATGCCAAGGTTCACGTCCTGCAGGGTGACGTGGCCCTCGTAATATTTATCTTTCAGGCGGTTGCGGCTCTGGTGGTAGTTGTAGGCGTCGGCCAGATCCTGCAGCTGCTGCAGTTCTTCCGCGCTCAGGCCCTCCACCGGGCCAAAATTCAGAGTAACGAACATGGTGCTCCTTTCAGCCGATGCGCATCTTGCGGGTGGGGTCGCGGCGGCAGGTCTTTGCGCCCCACAGGGCCAGCGCGCAGGCTTCCACCGGCAGGCTGTTCTCGCCGCCAAAGCCAAAGCCGCCCGCAAGGGGGCGCTTGGTGGCGGTAACAGCGCTCTCGTTCAGGGCGGTCTGGGGTGCGTACCAGGTCAGGCCGCCCTCGCTCACCGCGTTGGTGAATAGGCTCACAGCGGCAATCACGTCCCGTGCTCCGGGCCGGATGACCGCGTTCTTTGCCTTCCAGACTTCCCGGATGCGCTCCACCAGCACGTCCACGCCGTTGCGCCCGTCGATGACCACGCAGCTTGCCTTGCCGTACCGGTCGCACAGCCAGTCGGCCAGCCAGGCAAGGCCATGCCCGGTGGGCCGCAGGTCGATGAGAGAAACGCGGGCGGGCCCCTCCTTCTGGATGACCGCCCCGCACAGGCACACAGAACTGCCGTCGGCGGCAAACTTGACGCCGTAGGCGGTCTTGCCCTCCGGCTTTTCGTCCTCGCTGGCGCAGGCTGCCCACGCCTTGCGGTCGAGGGCATAGTCCAGATGTTCGGTGGCCACCGGGCTCCACCAGCCCAGGCGTTCCCGGGCGAAGGTGTCCGGGTCCAGCTGCTCGCTTTCACCCTCAATGGTGCCGTACTGGATGCGCCGCCCAAGGGCCGGGTTGGCCGCTGCCCAGCGGGCGGGGTCTTTCACGTCGCCGATCTCCGGCACGCTGAACTCGAACCACGCGGCTTTTTTGGCTTCGCCGTCCAGTGCCCGCTTGCGCAGGGCCCGGAACACGGTGCCCACGGCATCCGGGCCGGGCGGGGTGCCCACATAGATGGTCTGGGGGTTCAGGCTGGCCGAAATGGCCGGGATGAAGCTGCCCTGTGCGGTCTCGTCCAGCTCCTGTGCCTCGTCGAAGATGAGCAGGTCGCCGTGCTGGCCGCGTCCGCCGTTGCGGGTACGGGCCAGAAACTTGATCTTTGCGCCGCTCTTTAGGATGATCTGCTCGCGGCCCAGGGCGGTGCGGATCTCGGAAACATACCGGCGCATTTTCGGGCCCTCAAAAAAGGCCCGCATTTCCTCAAAGGTCTCGGTGGCGGTCTTTTGCAGGTGGGCCGTGTAGATGACCGTTTCGTTGAACATGAGCATGCCGGACGCCGCCCGCCCCTGCACCAGCAGGCTCTTGCCGTTCTGGCGGGGCACGCTGCCGCCCGCCGTGGGGGCAGTCCATTTGCCGGACACGGTGCGGCCCATCCAGTCGTCCAGGATGTCGCTCTGCCACGGGTCCAGCACGGTGCCGCCCGCCCGCAGGATGCGCACGGCATCCGGCCCGTCAGTGGCCCGGTACTCCGGCGCGATGCGCTCGGACGGCTCCTGGCTTCCCATCATTTTCACGCTCTGCGAGGATCTCGCCGATCTCGTCGCCATCGTCGTTTGCTCCTTCGATCTCTTCAATTTCCCGGATGGTCTCCCGGTACTGCTTGGTCAGCTGAGGCAGGGCGCGGCAGTCCTTGCAGGTGTCGATGCCCGCCGCCAGCACCTTGGCCAGCTGTTTGAGCTGCTCCAGCCGGGTGCCCCGTGCCGTGATGCTTTTCATGGTCGCCATGGCCTGACACCCCTTTCTCCGGGCCTTTGAAATTTTTCCTGTGTGTAAATCGGCGCTGGACGGCACAGGGGTCGCCGTGGGCGGGGGGCGGGGGCCCCTCCCCACCCCTCACCAGTCGCCGTCTGAAACCTTCGGAATCCGCACGAATTTGCCCGTTTTCGGGCCGTTTTGCCCGGTTTTGTTGCCCTTTTGCGCGTTGCAGAACCAGTGTGCGGGTTGGAGGTTATTCCAATCTTCCGCTGCTGCCCGCGCGGACGGGTAACCGAACTCCCGCCAGCGGGAAACCGGCTTGATCTCGTCCACCACGAAGGATAGCGGATGCTGTGCGTCGGAAGGTTCGTCATAATGAATCGGCCCGAAACGCCCGTGACAGATGCCGCATTCGCCGCCCATCGCCCGGAGCCGGGCCCGGTGGCGGCGGCGCAGCTGGCCGTTGGCATAGCGCGGGTTGCCCATGCGGTTCACCTCCTGACAGACAAAAAGCCTGCACATGGCAGGCAGGCTTGCACCCCGCCGGGCACACTCCGGGGCCTTTGCAGGGGCGGGGGTGCTTTGCGGAGGGGGCAGGGTACAAAATGACCCCGGGGTACAAACGAGGCCCGGGGGTGGTAAATATGGAGCCGTTGGCCGGACTTGAACCGGCATCGTGACCCGCCCTGACCGGACGGTGCTCTGCTTGAGCTACAACGGCATGGAATGTGCACAGCTGCCCGCAACGGCAGCTTACTGGTCAGAATGGAAGGGAAACCGCTTGGCTATGCTGCCATGCACATTGTGGGATGATGTCCAGAACCCGCGTCTATTCAAAGGCCCCGCCGGGTACAGGCCCGGACGGTGCCGCTGGATAGCAAAGCAAAATGCCCGGCTGGTACATTCAGGCTGTTGGTCGATAAAGGTTGTTCCCCTGTCGCAGCCGGGCAATACAAAAGCCGCAGGGTGTTGGATGTTGTCCAGCTCCTTGCGGCTTTCGCAGTCTAATAATATCACAGGTCAAACAGTGCAAAACAGTGCGTCTTTCATCAAAAACAGTGCAAAACAGTGCGTTTACTGACACTCCGGGATGTCGAGAGCCTTCACAGCACGCTTGTGCCGCCGGTATACGCGGCTTACATCCATGCCCATCTTGATGGCGATCTGCTCCCACTTCTTGCCACCGATGTACCGCAGGTACAGGATTTCATAATCCTGTATGTCCACGGTCTGGTTCATGACGCTCAGGATCTCCTTGCAGGTCCTCTGGCACTCCATCACCTGCGCGTTGGCTGCCTGCATAGCGTCCGTAATGCGTTCCACAGAGCGGGGCAACGCCTGACCGTCACCAGCGCCGCCGGGAACAGGGGAGAGCACCTGCGTGATATGCTCCGCGTCTGTACGGTACCGCTCTACCTCTTCCAGCTTGATCTTTTCCAGCTTTGCGGCCTTGCGGTACCGCCGTAACCATTCCTTTTTTTCTTCATAGGTCATCGGGCTGCATCCTCCTTTATCCTCTATTCAGTTCCCCACTGTTCTGCCATAGCGTGGGCAATGCCGGGGAACGTTTTGGCCCTGTTTTTTGCGCGGTCTTTTGTAAACATTCCGCGGTGCTGATCCCCGTGCTTTGTAGAATACGATCCAGACGGGCACCATGTGGCCACAGGTTTGACGATCTGTGTTGGTTTCAACGGGTCAAGCCCTTTCAGCCACAGACAGGTTTTCTTTGTGTACGGATGCCCGTACTCATACGGTTGCACGGTCTGGGTATATGGCGGCAGGCAAAACACTTTGCTTGGCACCGGATTCTCTACGCAGATCTTTGGGATATCTGCCCACCAGAACCTCATAAACAGATCGCGGCCTTGGATACCTTTTATCACGCGCTCTTCTTGGAGTTGATGATCTTTCCAGAGATGCCTTGCTCCCGCATTGCTGAGATAGGTGCAAGGCGGGTGCGCAATGAGCAAGTCCCACTTGCCAATGTCATGCGTTACGCCGTCCATCGTCACGACTTGCCCCCCCTCAGAGCCATTAGAGCGTCCCCGAAGATGTGCCACTCAGGATGCCCGCCGGACGGTTCTTGAATGTCGCACGAATACGCTTCATGCTCCAAAGCGCGAAACGCCTTGCAAACCTCCTGTGATTCCTCGCAGGCTATAAGTACACGCATTTCAGTTTCCTCCGTATGGTTCCGGCAACTTTGCCCACGCAAGGACTTTGCGCCCGCTGGTGTGCAGATCGCCGCGCCACTTCCCGTCAATGGTGCAGTCAGTGACTACATAGCGCCTGCCGCCGGGCACCTCAATGGTGACAAGCACCTCGCCGGAGGTCATTTCAAACATTCCGGGTCGCCATTTATCGGTGCCCTTAAATTTGTAAAAGATTGATTCGTGTTCAGGCGGTTTCCCGTGTTGCCAGTCCGGCCAGCTTTTAAGTTCAGCCGCCGGGCGTGCATCAATGACCCTCTCCACGTCCTGCAATGTGTGAATATAGCCCAGCGCGGCCTCCATGTTCAGGGTCTCTTTGAGTTCGCTGCTGTCAATCAATTTCACTTCATCCATGATCTGTCGCGTCCCTCCATCGGAATATACCTGTTTTCGCACTGGACGTTGTTGCAAAAACGCTCGGCTCCAATGACTTTCAGCGGCTTGCCACAAATCGGGCAGAATTTAGGCACCCCGCGTGTCTGGTACGGGTTTCCATCTGCCTTTGTTCCACCCGCTTGCAGCAGGTGAGCCATACACGCAATAGAGCCGGGCTCCACCACCGCCATACAGTTATGGCGTGCCTTGCAAGAACTACAATCCATTTTTTGCTTGCCTCCTATACCGCCCCGCCGGGCGGCCTTTTGTTAATTTGCGGTCACACAAGTAAAGTGCTGCGTCATCTTGTCAAACTCCAGCCCGGCATTGCCCACGCGGCCCTCTTTGTTTTTGGTCAGGCGGCTGAAATAGGTGTCACCGTCAGCTGACAGCAGCAAAATGGCATCCGCGTCCTGCTCGATCTGGCCGGATTCACGCAGATCCGCGTTAGACGGCTCTGCCCGTGCAGCGTTACGGTTCAGCTGGGCCAGAGCCACAACGAGGATGCCGGTTGTCTGGGCCAGTTCATGCAGCGCAATGGAGATCTCTGTGATTGCATTGTACCGGTCACTGCTGCCACGCTCATGGATCAGCTGCAAATAGTCCACGAAAATGATATCTGCTTTCATTCGGAGGGCCTGTGCCTTGATCCACGCCACGCCCTTGCCAGCTGCGGAACGGATGAACAGCGGCCAGCGCTTCATATCGGCCAGCCGGTCAAGTTCGTTCATGGACAGCGTTTTATTTTTGACCGCCGAGAGAGGAGCATACAGCTGGTTGGCAATCAGACGGGCCTGCAATGTGGCCGGGTCTGTTTCCAGCGAGAAATAACACACACGCTTGCCCTGCTTGGCCATGCCAGCAGCAAGCTGGAGGCTCAGAGCAGTTTTGCCTGCGCTTGGTCTGCCGCCGATCACGAAATAGTTGCCGGGCACGAGGTGCAGGTTTTCGTCCAGCTTGGACAGGCCGGTGCGGATGTACCTGGGTTTCTCGTCCAAATGCCGGATATAATCATCCAGCAGATCGCCCACGCTCTGAAAATCGTTCTTTTCAGTGTGGATATCCAGCGCCTGCCCCATCTGCTGGTAAAGATCCGGCAGATCATCAAAGGCGGTTGCAGCATCCACAGCCCTAAAGGCAAGGCTCTGGAAACGGGCCTTTGCGGCATCCTCCATGATGATCCGCGTCCACTCTTCCACGCGGTCACGGGTCAGCCGGATGCACTCACTCTCACAGGAGGCCACGCAGGACAGCAGGTTTTGCTTTTGGTCTGGGTATTTTGCCGCAATTTGCATGATATCCAGCAAACCCTTTGTGATCCAGAACCCTTGCACGGCTGCAAAGGTTGGCTGCAGTTCAGGCCGGAAGTGCTCAATGCTCAACTCCGGCAGGGAATACGGTGCCAGCTGATCGTCCATCAGCAGCGCGCCAATCAATACGCTTTGCACGTCCATCACAGATCCTCCCATGTACGCCCGCCATACGGGGTTGCAGGCTGTGCAGCGGGCTGGCCCCACTCTTTCCGGTTCCTCAGCCAGTTACGAGCTGCCGCTTTCCAGTCCTTCATCTTGGTTTTGCCCACGATCCACCCGTTAGCCTCGTACCGGTCAACGAACTTGTCAGCCTCAGTCTGGGCATCAGCGGGCGGGACACCACGCTCCCGGAAATACGCTCTGACCTGCTCCACCGTAGGTGGTGAAAAACGAGTTGCGGACGGCCCTTTATTCTCGCTTTTATTATTATTTTCTTTCTTGGGTGCACATTCTGCACCGGTAGAGGTGCACTTTTTGCACCTATCCGGGTGCACATTGTTCACCGGTGCATTTTCTTCACCGGTGCACTTTTTGCACCCATCAGACGCAGAAGCACACGCCGCCGGGCGAAGCGCTGCATACCTGTTTGTGGGCCTGCCGTTTACCGGTTCAGTCCATTTGCGGATCAGGCCGTCCTTTTCCAGTTCGGCCAGCAGGTTCAGCACAGCCCGCTTGCTCAGCTTGAAATACTCCACAATGTAGCTGACAGAGCCATAAAAGCAAGACTGTTCGTCTTGTGAAAAACCCCAGATCAGGGCATAGATCAGGAGTTTGTTGCCGTTGAGGTTGTAGTCTGTGACCATCCACGGCTGCACCACAACATATCCGTCTTTTCTCATCCTGCTTGTCCTCCTGAATTAAAAGGGGAGATCGTCATTGTCATCGATCACGGCAAAATCGTCCACGCCGCCATAGTTAGCAGGCGGGTCAGCCTTGGGCCATGCCTCAGAACGCGGTGCAGCCTCGCCGCCGTCATCCACCTTTGCGCTGCTGGTGCCCTTGGAGCCGCCAAAGTTGATGTTTTCGGCCACCACGGCAAAGGCGGTGCGGTTGTTGCCGTTCTTGTCCTGATAGTTGCGGGTCTGGATGCGGCCATTTATGGCAATCAGACTGCCCTTGGAAAAATACTTGCATACAAAGTCAGCCTGTGCACGCCATGCCACGATATCCACAAAATCAGCCTGCCGCTGCTCACCCTGCCGGGCAAAGTTGCGATCACAGGCAATGCGGAACTGGCAGACGTTCACGCCCGCCGGGGTGGTGCGGAGTTCAGGGTCAGCCACAAGGCGGCCCATAATTGCTACAACGTTAAGCATTGAGATAGTCCTTTCCAACAGCGGCCATCCATGCAGCGTGTGCGCCGGGGCCGTTCTGTTCCTCATATTTCGCTTGTGCAACAGCCTTTAAGGTCTGCGCACAGGTGGTATTGTGGTGGGCGCTCAGGCCCGGCTCATTGTGGTGCTGGTGACACAGCCAGACCTTGAGGCCGTGCCGCTCGGAGAAGCTGCGCAGCGGCCCATTGAGGACGTGGTGCTCCTCCAGCCCGCTGGTGGTCTTGACGGCATACCAGCGGCGGCAGATATAGCACTCTTTTTCTGTCTGTATGATGCTCTTGGCCATTATGGTTCCTTCCATTCCTGCCAGTAGGCAGTCACGATGGGATCATTCGCGCCCATCTCAGCGAGGCGGTCAAAGATCCCGTCAATCAGATTTTTCATTTCGCCGGTGGTAAAGGTGGAGCTGCCCTGTGTGCATTTAACCGTGCAGCGGTTGCCGTCCAGTATCTCCACCACATGGACAAGCCGATAGCAGCCGCGCAGGATATCCAGAGCGCCCGCCGGGCACTCCAGATAGTCCACCTTGGCCCCGTACTTTTCCAGCATCTCCAGATAACAGTCCTCTGGGGTCACGCCGCCGGTGCGCCCGGCGTTGTAGTGGTCGGCCATGATGGTGAGTAACGCCCACATGAGGCTATTCTGGGCCGTTGTGCGGCCCCTGTGTTCCGGCTCCACCGTCAGGGTCAGGCGCAGCGGCTGCCCGTGGGCCAGATCATCCAAACGTTGGAAAATCTGGGTTTCCACAAATTCCGCGGTGTTTTCCACCTCGATGCGGTGAGATTGCGGATTGTACACCACCGGCAGCCTGCCGATCACTCGGCTTGCCATACCACTTTGCGCTCTCCCTGCAGGAACTGCACGCCAATAATGTGTCCATCATCGGCCCGCAGCAGCTTGTCCACGGTCAGAGCGCCGTGCAGGCGGTAGCCGGTAGGCTGATCGCTCTGGCCCTTGGCTGTCCGCTGGTATACCGGCTCAATGACCGCGCCGCCCATGGTCATGGATGGCAGGGCCATCACGTCAGATCCGGCACCCCAGAGGGATGCAGCAGCCAAAAAGCTGCCGTTTTCCTTCCACTTGTCCGGGTTGCTGATCTGCAGCTTGCCCGCCGGGGCCGCTGCGTCCTTGACGGCATAGTTGTTGATAAGCGGGTTATACACGCCCACGCCGCACCAGAGGCGGCCATCCGCGAAGTAATAGCGGCGTGTCCAGCCCAGAGGGCCAAACGTTTCATCCATCATGCGGACGATGGCGGCAGGGTCAGGCAGGCACCGGACGCGCACGGCATCAGAGCCGCACTCGCAAACCACCACCTGCACCTCCTGCGGGGCCGTCTGCCGGGGTTTTGTGTACGGCAGGGGAAACTGTACCACCTGCGCCGCCGGGCGCTCCTGCGCGTTCTGCGGGGCCTTGCGGCGGGCGGCGTTACTTTTTGTGGTTGTAGGCATTATGTAAACGCTCTCCTTTCTCGTTGTAGGATCTCGGATCTGCGAGAGGGTGCAGCCAGCCGTATTGCAGGGCAGCCTGTGCGGCGGCCCTCTGAGGGGGGGCAGCTCTCCACAGATCATTCATTTCGTCAGCCGTCACGTTGGTGGCAATGTGTGTGTGGTGGGTGCAGGGCACCATGCAGATCACTGTGCCATCCTCTGCGGTAGTGTAGACCACGGGAGGCATCAGGCGGCGGATCTCGCACAGCAGCTTTGCCTGCTTTGTCGGGGTCATGGCGCGGGGCCACAGCCAATCCTCGTCAAGCATCCACACCAGTTTCCCGTCCAGTGTGGCCTGCTTTGCGTTGGGCCATGCGTTGGTGTGGATCTTACGCCTGACGGTGGCGGGCGTTTTTCCGTGGATCTCAGCCCACTCCTCAACAGTGACCATCCTTCCCATGAGATCAGCTCCTTTCTTTGCGCTATGCGCTGGCAGTGGCTCTTGTTTTACCTCCTGCCACCATTGGAGGGCACGGTCAGCTCAGACCGTTCAGGACGGGGACGCTGCTTTCCCCACCCACATAGGTGGGAAGCTTGCCGTCCCACAGTGCATCTACGCCGGTGATGCGGTAGTATTCCAGCAGATTGCTGTCCAGACTGTCGGTCAGAGCATCGTTGGCCTCGGCCTTTTTCTGAGCGGCATACAACTCAGCATCCGCAGCCACCTTGGATTTTTCGGCCTCAGCCTTTGCGGCGATCAGATCCGCGTCCGCCGTTGCCTGCGCTTCCACGCGGCGCTTTTCGGCATCGGTCTCGGCCTTTTCTTTTTCCTGCTGGGCCTTCACCTTTGCTTCAACGGCATCCGTAAAGGTATCCGTGAAATCGAAATTCGTGATGCTGATGTAAGAGAGGTCGATGTTGTACTGTGCCAAAACACTGCGCAGCTGCGCGTCCATCTGTTCTGCCACGGCATCCCGGTTGGAAATCAGACTGCTGGCATCATAGTGTGCTACAACTGCCTTGACCACCTCCGGGACACGGGGCAGGATCAGAACATCCTCGTACTTGCGGCCCACCTCTTTGTAGATGGTCATGGCATTGGCCTGATTGATCCGGTAGCCCACCGTCACGCTGGTGGCCACTTCCTGAATGTCGGAACTGAACGCCGAGAGGTCGATGCTGACCTCCTGCACCCGGTTATCCATCTTGACAATGGACTGCCACGGTGCCTTTACCACAACGCCTGCGTCCTTGGTGCCGTTTTCGACCTTGCCAAAGGTGGTCACAATGCCGGTGTAGCCGGTCGGCACGAACGAGACACAAGAAATAACGATCAGGACGGCTGCCAGAGCGCCGGGGATCACGGCAGCGGCCTTATATTCAGACCGGAACAGGCAGAATGCTGCCAACAGAGCCAGAATGCCAAAAATAAAAAAGATCATAGGTTCCTCACTTCCACATGGTTGAAATCATTCGGCCAGCGTTGAAGTAATGTCAGAGCGTGGCAGATTAGGGCGCCATTTCATAGAGCATCCTCCAGACGTGTGATCTCATAGATCGAGTTATACAGGTAGTGCCGCCCGCCCCGCAGGTATTCGAGGCTTTGCAGCAGCATTTCAAGGTGATACAGGGCAGGCGGCGGGTTGCTGCCTTTCAGGTGGTAGTGCAGCCAGTGGATCAGTTCCCCCAGCTGCGGATCAGACAGCCGCAGCACCGTGGATGCCTGAAACTTGCGCCCGCGGTCATCCACCGCGTAATAGAGCACGCCTGCATATTGCAGGCAGTCGCAGTCTATGGTATACTCTGAGGGGAGAAAACCGTCCGTGTTCTCTTTGGGCTTGTCCGTGTTGGCGCACGGGCAGGCCCTTTCTTTTTGCCCGATCATAAATTGAACAGCTTAGAGAGAAAAGCTGCCTCCTTGCCGGTAAATTCTTCTTTGCGTTCAGAGGGTTTCATTTTATAGCGGGCAATGACGGCAGATTTTACACTGTTTGCAAACCCATCAGCTGCCTGCTGCAGCTGTTCGTCCGTCAGATCGGGGATAAGGCTGTCAACAAACGTTTCGATCAGGGCCACCGTGAGGAGCATAAGCCGGTCAATCCGCTGGCCCTTCCCGATAAAACTAACTCCAACGTTATCTCCAATTTTTTCAATGACAATCTTCATGGTGTTTCCTTCCTTTTCCTCTGGTGCGTGGCGGGGGCAGTTCGGCCTCACGGCGCTCTACGAGTTCCCGCCGCATGATGTATTTATACGGTTTCTTGGGTTTCCGGGTCTGGGCGTGGGCGTAGTGCGTGGTAAATGCGGCGGTGCTCTTGTAGCCAAGCCGCCGGGCCACCATTGCGGACGTGCCGGATGCGATCAGGTCGCCGGTCTTGGCATCCCAAACGGTGTACCAGTTGCAATAGTTGTAAAAATCAGCCATTGCCGCGTTCTTCCTTCATCAGTGCTATGAGGCCGTCAAGTTCCTCGGCCACAAGGTCATAAGTTTCGGCCCGTGCCTTGCAGCTGGCCTTTACCGGGGCAGCGGATGCGTCCAGCAGGTTTGCGCTGTTCGTGTTGCGCTGGGCAAGCCGCCTATACTGCCGGTTCAGGCTCTCCGCGTATTCAATCGCTGTCATACCCATGTCATGCACCCCGCCGGGCATCGCTCCGGCTCTCGGTCGTGGTCAGACCGCTGCGCTGCTTCTGGGTGCTGTGCTCGTAGTGCTTGCTGCCGGCAAGCATCCCGCTCACGCTCAGGAACAGGCCAAAGCCCACCGCAGCAAGCACCCACGGCGCGGCCTTGACAGCCTCAGCCACTTCCCAGCCGCCCCGCATGATAAGCAGGTGGGCAATGCCGGTGTTAAGCCAGACCAGCACCCGTGCGGCACCCACGCCTGCCAGAAAAGCCACGCTGCAAATTTTAAGATACCGTTTCATTGTCCTTGTCCTCCTCAGTTTCCATGCGATCCAGCAGATCGGCCGCGTTCGTCACAATCGAAATGAGATAGCCCGCCGGGTCATCCGATCCGGCAGCGAGTGCGGCCAGCAGGGAAACGCACAGTTTCGATGTCTCAAGCCTCACGCAGTTGGTTTCAATCTGCGGGTTCCCATCCTCACCATACGATACGCGAATATAGCTCTTGTTCGGTTTGGTCATGCTGCACCATCCTTTTCTTTCACGCCGATCCGCTCCGCGTCCTCCGGTTTTGCCACCGGGCTGCGCTCTGCTGCCCACTTGGCCAGCAATGCCGGATAGATCAAATACACATCCTGCCCGCCGGGTGCGGGTGCCTTGATGTAGTCCCCAAAGGGGAAAACCCGCTGTTGCAGTCCGGCCTGCAGCGTGTCCTTGCCAATGGAAAAGCCCACGTCCCGCAGGTAATCCACGGCCACCTGCGGCCTTACAAATGCTTTCATGCTGTCCTCCTTAATCTGGGTTGAAGGTCTGGCACCGGTCATCCTTGCCGTTTTTGAAATCTTCCAGCGCCTTGATCTCCTCCGGCGTGAGGCCGGTGTCCTCGTACTGGCCGAGGCGCTGCACCAGATCGTCCTTTTTGGCGGTGCTCCAATAGCCACTCTTGATGCCGCTACACCGTTGGGCCGTCAGTCGTTCCATGTGCCGTCCTCCATGTCAAGGCTCCAAAACTCGGCCAGCGTCTTGCATACCGGTTTTGTAAAGCCGATCAGATCCTCACCTTTGGCGGCTGCCAGCAGTGCGTCACCATTGAGGAGGCAAATACCGCCGCCCTCCCACAGATCGGATGCCCGGCCATTGTACGGCAGGCCGCGCAGTCTGCCCTCCTCGTTGACGATCAGGTCAATGCCGTCCACCAACTCCCGTGCCCACGATGCGCCCAGACAGCTGGGCGTTACCTCGATAGGGCCGCCCACCAGTTCCTGCATGGTTTCCAGCTTGATGCTGTCCCCATCGTCACAGGCCGCCAGTTTGCAGGGGCCCACTGCCGGGATAGAGATCATATATCTATCCATCAAAATTCCCTCCTCACGCTTTCGGCTCCCGTTCCAGCAAATAGTCAATGGAGCAATGGAACAGATCCGACATCATTACAAGTTTTGACTGTGGGATGCTGCCGTGGGCCATCCAGTTGTAAACAGTCTTTCGCGTCACGCCGAGGTGCTTTGCAAGATCTTCCACGGTCATTCCTGCCCGGCTGCGTTCTGCGTTAATATTGGGATAAGACACCTTGAAATCTCCTTTCTGTCTTTCGTTACTCGTTTTGAGTAACCACTATTATAGTATACCCGAAACGAATATTTGTAAAGAAAAAAATTACCCAATTTGAACAGCCGATTTTTGTCTAAACCGCCCAAATTGAGTAAAACGCATTGTTTCATTACTCAAAATGTGTATTATAATAACTAGAAAGGAGTTGGTGCAAATGAATCGCCTATCTCAGCTCCGTCAAGAAAAAGGGCTCAATATGAGAGAGGCTGCACGCGGACTAAATATGCCGTACACAACGTATGTGAACTATGAGAAGGGCACAAGAGAGCCAAACTCGGAAACGCTCATTGCGTTGGCAGAATTTTACGGGGTGTCAATTGACTATCTCCTGTGCAAGAGCAGCACCCCCAACAGTGGCGAGATCCCGCCGGGATTTCAGCCAATGCCCGCCATGACAGAGGTGCCACTGGTTGGCCGGATCGCCTGCGGCACGCCGATCACGGCAGAGGAGAACGTGGAGCGCATGGTCTGTGTCCCCTCAAAATGGCACGCCACCTTCACGCTGACCTGCGAGGGCACCAGCATGGAGCCGCGTATCCATGACGGCGATCTGGTAGCTATCCGCAGTCAACCCACGGTGGAAAACGGCGAGGTTGCCGCTGTGCGGATCGAGGGAGAGGCCACCCTGAAACGGGTATATTTGCACAGCAACTTTATCGAGCTGCGGGCCGAAAACCCGAACTTTGAAAGCATTATCCTTGCCAAAGAGGACATGAACACCGTAACGATCGAGGGCAAGGCCGTGGGGCTTTGCAGGGATATCTAAAACACGGAGGTGAGAGCATGAAAGGAGTAGCCAGAATCGGCGTAGTGGCAGGCGTGATGGTTCTTTGCCTGACGGCTTGCGGTGAAAGCAGAAATTCAGTGTCATCGGAAATTACATCCGCTATTTCGCAACCTGCAGAAGTGTCAACGGAGTATTTCAAATCTGATAAGGGATTGAATCATTTCTTTCAGAAATATAATGAAATTGCTGAATATCCTTTTGAAGAGGAGCAAATACAGCAGGGAAACGTAAAAGCAAAGGCTTTAATCTCAACTGGCGATTTTTATATTGAGATGGTCAATAGCCGAAACGGCCTCGAAATTCTTATAGATGATGGCCCAGAAGAATCGGTTGCGCTTTACCCTGTTTTCCGAGATTTTTTGAAAGTCATGGACGACTCGCTTTCCGATGAACAAATTAAACAGGCATGGAGCGATATCAAGAAAATTGGGACAAAATATATGTATGATGGAAACTATACTTTAAACAGTTTAAAAATGAACTACAGCAATGTGGAATTTCAAGGTTCTCGTCAAGTGAAAGTCCATATCTACGGCCTGCAATATTCGGCATAACCAGAAGAGGAGTGCAATATTATGGGGTTGCGATTCAGAAAAAGCATAAAACTGGGAGGTCTCCGTATCAATTTTAGCAAATCTGGCATCGGGTACAGTTACGGCGTTAAGGGGCTTAGATACACGAAAACAGCTAATGGAAAGGATCGCATCACGGCCTCTATTCCGGGCACCGGTATATCCTATGTGGAAGAGAGCGCCAGAAAAAAGCGAAAAGGTTCATCAACGCAGCCAGTTGTACCGGAGCCAAAGAAAAATTATCGAATTCCGCTGGCAATAAAAGCACTTGCCGTTTTGTGCGGCATCGGATTTGTTGCCTATTATATGGTGCAGGGGTGGGAAACGGTCACGGCGTTGTGTTCCGGCGCGCTCATGGGCGGTCTGAGCTATCTCGCTCTTTCCTTTCTGTATGGAGCGGCGGCGGAAGCAGTTGGCTCCTTGCTGCACAAGGACGTCTCACCTGCGCAGAATGACGATCCCGAGGAAAAATAAAAAACAAAAAACCTCCCCCAGTGCGCCAACACCGGGAGAGGTTCCGATCAGGATGCCTGCGGTAGCATCGTAGATCTCAAACAAGCCAAAACTTGCAGATCTATAATACCACCGCCGGGCAGAGTATGCAAGCGGAGGTATAAATATTGAAATGTCAGAGAACCGCCTGCGGACGGGATATCCCAGAGGACGCGCTGTTTTGTCCCTACTGCGGGAAAAAGCAGCAGCGCACGGCAGCGCCAAAGCCGCGCAAGCGTGCCAATGGCAAAGGCAGCGTGTACCGCCGGGGAAAATCATGGTGCGCGCAGTCGCGTATATATCGCGGCGGCGTGCTGGTGTTTGAGCGCATAAAAGGCGGCTTTCCCACACGGGCGGCAGCTGAGGAATATCTGGACGGATACACCCGCACCGGTGTGGCACCCAGATCCATGCGCCTGATTGACTGCTGGATGGCCTTGCAGGAAACAAAAAAGTGGCAGGCCCTCAGCAAGGACAAGCGCAGCCATTATGGCACCGCATGGCGCAGGCTGGAACGGATTCAAATGCAGGTCGTTGGGCAGATTCCCTTTAAGGTACTGCAGGAACTGACGGATGCCGCGCCCGGTGACTACTATGCCCACAGGGATATAAAAACGCTGCTGGGCAAGCTGTATGAGGTAGCCGTTACCAGCGAGGCGCTGGACATGGCGCAGGACAAAACGGCCCTGATCGAACTGCCACCGGTGCCAGACAGCGAGAGGGACGCTTACACCGTGGACGAGGTACACGGGATGTGGATGGCATACCGCGCCGGGGACGATCTGGCCCGGTATGCGCTGATCCTGTGCTATACCGGCATGAGGCCGGGCGAGTTGATGCAGCTGGATCTCTCCAACATCGACTTGCAGCGGCAGCGCATTGTGGGCGGTATTAAGACGGCAGCGGGCAAAAACCGGGAGATCCCCATAGTCACGGCCATTGTGCCGCTGGTGGCCGAGGCAATGCAGGTGGCCACCCACGGTCTGGCTGATGGCTGCCGTGAACACTTCTATGACCGCTGGTGCCCGTCCGTGGAGCACTGGGGAGGCAGGCCGCACATGACGGCCCACAGCTGCCGCCACACGCTGGCAACGGCCATGGAGGCCGCCGGGGTGCCGGTACTTCTGCAAAAACTGATCCTTGGGCACGCTGTCAAGGATATCACACAGCATTATAGCCGTCACCAGCCTTTTGAGGATAAGCTGGCAGCCGTTGAGCGTGCAACGGCCATTTTTAACGAGGATGCGGGTAGCTGACCGGGTTGCCTGCAAAGCCCGATTTCTGCAACGATTCAACGCGGTTTTTTCTGGCTCTGCTAAGGGCGTAGGTCGTCTAAACAACGGCGCGAGGGTTCAAATCCCTCCTACTCCGCCAAGAAAA